ATATTGATTGAGTATATTAGTAAAAATCCTCAAATTATAATTGATATTATTACTAAAAATCCTCAAATTATAATTGATATTATCACAAATAATCCTCAATTAATAATTGATATAATAAGTAAAAACCCTCAATTAATAATTGATATTATTACTAAAAATCCAGATATCATAAAACAAATACCTATTGATAAATTACCAGATATTTTAAAACAAATACCTATTGAGAAATTACCAGATATTATTAAAATACCTAATATACCAATTCAATTACCAGGGGGTAAAACAATTGAAGATATATTAAAGGAATTTCCAGGAATGCCAATAGGAAATGTACCTGGTTTATTACCAGAAAAAAAACAAAAATTTATTGAACCAACATTTGGCCAAACACCTAAAGCTGATTAAAAATTTAAAATTATGAATAGTTATTTAAAAAATTTAATAAATGAACAAGAAAAAAATAGAATTCTTGGTTTACATAAATCTAGGATGCAATCTGAATTTCGTAGATTTATAAATGAAGCAATAGACCCAAGAGTTGAAGAGTTTTTCAATACTGCCAAAGAACAAATGGATGGTTTCCCAACTGGCACTGTTGTTGAATATAATGGCGCTACGGTACTCCAAGTTAATAATTCGGATAATACTATTAAGTATTATTTATATCAAGATGGAACAGCAACTGACGCAAAAGGTCAAAAATCAACAAATAAATGGTTTACAACACCGATAAAAGATAAAGTTTTAAGTATGCCTACTTTAAAACCAAAACAAATTGATTTAAAAACAAATGTTGACCTTAACAACATGCCACAAAGAATGGAAACTATAACACCTAAAAAACAAGATTTAAAAACTGCTTTAGACACAGAAAAAAACGCTAAAAAACAAATAAGAAATTATCAAAACATAATTACTAAAAACGCAACCGTACCAGAAAAATTAACTTCAAAAAATAACAAATCCTTACAACAACAATTAACTACATTGGAGGGAGTGTTACAGTTACTAAAACAAAATGAAGTAAATGGTGGTGAACAACAATTAATGGCTTGGTTACCTGTGACACAAAAAGCCGTAGACAATCTTAAATCATCATTAAATATAAAAACAGAATTAGGCTCTGGTCCAACAAATCCAACAAAACAATTTACACAACAACAAAGTAGTAAATCAACATTCTATCCTGACGATAACGAATTTAGATAAATAAAAAAGGGACTATTAGGTCCCTTTTTCTTTTTTACTCAACTTCCAAAAGTTCCAAATCAAAAATTAACTTTTGTCCTGCCAACGGATGGTTTGCATCCAAAACAACAACACTTTCTTTTACCTCAACAACTTTTACAATTACAGGACCGTTAGGACCAAATGTTTGTAACATAGCACCTTCTTCTACTCCTTCTGGAACCCGATCTTTAGGGATTTCAGTAATCAACTCGTCATTGTAGTCACCATATGCTTCAGTATGTGGAATTTCTACCGTTTTTTTATCACCAATAGTCATATCAATTAATCCAGATTCAAAACCAGGTATTAATTGTCCTTGACCTAACGTTGCTTTAAGTGGTTCACGACCTTCATTTAATGAAGAATCAAAAATAGAACCATCTTCTAATCTACCTGTGTAATTTACAGTCACAGTACTGTTTAGACTTACTTTACTCATAATATTTTTTTTTAAAAATGATAGTTTATTTAAATTTAAATGTAAAACATTATCATTAAAATAATATTACAAATAAGATTTAGTATCTGACACCAAATTAAAAAAGAAATTGTTTTGAACAAAACTCCAGTTTTTCTAAAAAGTAAAAAATCTAAAAAAAATTTTTTCATAATAAAAAGTATTTATAGTAATATATCAATAAAATATTAAAAAATCAAAATTGGATTCATTAGTAAATAAAATTGTTTCTTATTTAACATCTGGAATTAACCTAGATGTTGTTACAATTGATTCTAAAAATAAGAAAGAAGAAAAATCAGAAGAGAAGTCAAAACTACCTTCTAAAGTACAATCAGCAATAAATAAACTTAAAACAGTTTATGGTCTTGATATTACACAAAAACATATAGATAAAGAATTAGAACAAGAAGGCTCTTGGAGAGAGGACGCTGGGGGTGTAAACCAAGAAGCACAAACAAGTATAAATAAACTAATAAAAGATTGCAATAGTAAATTTGGTAATTTAGGTGGTGTTGTTTCAGGTTATAGAAGTTACGATAAACAAGTTGAAAACTTTGGTAGTAAAGCCGTTAAAAGAGGTATTGACGATGTCCAAGCATCAAATACACTACCTGGTTTTAGTGAACACCATACTGGTAATGCGTTTGATATTTTTAGTACAGAAGAATCTTGGTGGAATAACAAACCAGATGTAAAAAAATGGGTTGCAGACAACGCTAGTAAATATGGTTTTAGGATCACTTATAAAACACAAGGAACATTAAGAGTTGCCGAACCTTGGCATTTATATTATACAAAATAATTATAGATATGAAAAAAATTATAAAAGAATCGGATTCAAGCTCACTTGTTGATATGTTAGTATCCTTTTTAACTTCCGATTTAAAATTAGATAACTTAGAATTGGATTCAGAAAAAGAAGATACCCAAATTTCTAAACCGTCATTATCTGACGATGGTGTATATGAAGCGATACTCACTGGTATTGGAGCACCAATTACAAAAGAAAATATGAAATTTATGTATGGTTGGAGACAAGGTGAAGGAGCTAAAGCCGCTTTTAACCCATTTAACACAACAAAGAAAAAAGAAAAATCAACATTTTATAATTGTCTTAGTAGAAAAGATGGTAAATGTGTTGGTGGTGTTAGAAATTATAGTAGTCAACAAGAAGGTATTGACGCAACAATAGAAACTCTAAAACTAAGTTATTATACTTGTATAACAAATGGTTTAAAAAATGATATTGGTGCTAAAAAAATTGCAAGGCAATGTAAAGACGCTTTAAAAACTTGGGGTACCGGTGAATTAGTTGCTAAAGTTTTAGATGGAAGTAAATTAAGTCCATCACCAATACCAACCTCAACAACAAAAACTGTAACGTAATGTTGAAGTTTTTTAAGTATTTAATTGTACAGTTAATGAATAAGTACGGATCGTTTATGTGGTTCGGAACCCACGTATCTATGACCCAAACAGATTGGCATTATTTATTAGAAACTTTTTTATGTGTAAATGTTAACTTTTTAGTTTTATTTTCTTTATATTTGCAGTACAAAGAAGAAGAAAATGAAAAACTACGAAAAACTGATAGTACCAAATGATTCTGCTTGGAGTAGAAAGGTTCTATTTAACAAATTACATTGGCAAATAAGATATTTTCTAACCGGAGTAAAAAACATATTTAGATGGATGCCGACACTTTATAAAGATAGAGATTGGGACTCTTGGCATATCTACACAATACTACAAAAAAAGATAGAATATCAAAGACAAGAAATCATCAACGCAAATCGTCACACAGAAATAGATAGAGATAATCGTGATATGACAATAACACTTAACTTACTTGAAAGAGTAAAAGAAGAATATTATGGTATGGAATATCTTGATTACAGTGAAACTGAATTTGATTTTATCCCTGTTGAAGATAACCCAAATTTAAAAGAAATGAAAAAAACCGTTTTAAGTGAAAACTATGATGAGTTTTTAAAAAAATATCCGTCAAGTGTTAGAAAAGTCTTAAAAGAAAATGGTGACGATTTAGAAAAAGATACTCTTTGTCATTTAGTGGCTAAACACAATCAAGAAAAAGCAAGAAAATTATTATTTAAATTATTAGAACAAAAAATTGAAAGATGGTGGGATTAAATGTGTATAAAGTAAAAGACAAAGAAATTTATAACCAGTTAAATTCTTTACTTGTTGGTTGGTGTTTTTTTAGACACGAAAATGGTGAATATTTTATTAAAGCACCATTAAATAAGACTATTAAAAATTTAATTGAGATGGGTTCTATTACGGAATCAAATCAAACGAAGACTGAAGTATAATTTGTTTTTTATCACCAACAACATTCCAGGCTCTTTGTATCAACATTTCAAGAGCAGAAGGAAATAATAAATCAATTTTTTCTGGTTCATCTAAATATAAGTTTACACTTACTAAGTATGAGTCCTTACTTCTTATGTAAGTTACATTACTTATTGATATATAACTTTTTTTTCCAAAAAATTCTTCTAAATCAGTTTTAAATTGTCTATCTATAATTTTTTGTAGATATTTTTTATACTTCATATAATAAATAATAACCAGTAAATGTTCATTTGACAAGTTATTTTACGTATATTAAGTTATTTACTTTATATTTATAGTATATGAAAATTTTGTTATCAATTGTCTTAATTTTTATTAGTGTATTTGCATTTACACAATGTAATGGTGTGCAATCTTTTACATTAACACCCCCACCAGTAGGAAATACATATAATGCAGGTCAAGTTGTAACTATGTGTTATACAATGAACGGATATACTCAAGCCGGCACCAATTGGATTGAAGGTTTTGATTTAAACTTAGGTCCTGGCTGGGCATCAGTTACCCCACAATCAGCACCAGCAAACTGTGGTGGTAATGCAACTGGAGGACAATGGGTTTGGAGAACTTCTGTAACATCAACAACAACACCTATCGTAACAGTTGGTCCTGGTTATTTCTTTGATTTGACTGTTGATGGGAATCCGGGAAATGATTTTGGTGATGCCGGTTCTTGTATATGGACATTCTGTGTGACTTTAACTGTTGCAAACGTATGTACACCCCAAAACTTATTAATTCAAGTTACACCGGGCTCTGATGGTCTATGGGGAAGCTATACTAGCTCTTCTTGTGACTTGGCAACACCATTTAACGTATTTAACGGAACAATAAACGTAATTCCAATAGTTTTGGGACCAATAAACCATAATTAAATAAAAAATGAAAAGAATTTTACTAGCTTTAATGACGATGATTTCAACAATATCATTATCTCAATTAACAACAACAAATCCAGACACGGTTTGTTATCAATCAACAGCTCTTTCTACCTATACTATACCATCTGTTGGTTCTGGAACATACACCTGGACTGTTGCATCCCCCGGTGTAATAACAACCGGTCAAGGAACTAATAGTATTTCAGTAAACTGGTCGGCAGCAGCGCCTGGATTAATACCAAATGGTGTGTCGGTAACCTATTCTTCACCACCACCAGCTAACTGTCCTGCAACACCGGTCAATTTAAATGTATTAATATACCAAGTTATACCAACAATCACAGCTTTAGGTCCATTTTGTGAGTCAGATCCTTGTGTAAACCTTGTAGGAACACCAGTTGGAGGTATTTGGTCTGGTACTGGAGTAGTTGGTAACCAGTTTTGTCCTGATAACGTAACAAACGGGACTAATGCAACCTCAACTGTTACATATACAGTAGGTTCTGCTGGTTGTACATTCACAACATCTGTTGTTGTACCGGTATATGGAACACCAACATTATCACCTATACAACATAATTAATGAAATTAATACTATTTGTATATTTTTTCTGTCTTTCCCTAGTCACATATAGTCAACATATGTTTGAATTGTGTGATGGGGAGAGTAAAACAGTCACATATACCTCAATATATGGTGGTGATGGTGTAAATACGTGGACAGTTAATGGAATTGTATATGCTATGGAAGACTTAACATACACATTCACACAAACAGGAACGTATAATATAGTATTAAGACGTGAAAATGTCATTTGTTATGTTGAGGAATCAATACAAGTTGTTGTTAATGACTGTCCTGGGGTTATTTACTGGATACCAAACTGTTTTACACCAGATGGAAACGAGAATAACCAACTATATGGGCCAGTTATGGTTAATGGATATGATATAAATGGGTTTGAGTTCCTTATTTTTAACCGTTGGGGTAACATAGTATGGGAATCTAATGACCCAAATGGTCGTTGGGATGGTACTTTTGATAATAAAATGTGTACAGAAGGTGTTTATGTGTGGAAATTAACATTTAATGTCTTTGGAAATGATGATAAAGTCACAAATCACGGACATTTAACGTTAATTAGATAAAAATAAGGTTATAAACTGATATTTTAATCAAATTTTAAGTTTTTAACCTTAAAATCCATCATTTTCGGTGTTTATTTCTTGAATTTTAAGAATTTTAACGTTTTTTCCCTTATTTTTGACTGTAATTTCCATTTCATTAGGGTAAAGTATGTTATTTTTGATAGTTTCTTCAATATCTACCTCATTTTTAGGTATTTCAGCCGTAATTAGGTAGTATTTTTCACCACATCCAGTACAAAATGAGTGATTTGACAGTAATTCTACCCTATTTTTACTAAAATGTGACCCAATTTCATCTAAATTGATGTCTTTTTTATCATTTACGACCAAAATTCGGTACCCTTTTTGTGTTTTTGGTATGTTTTTAGCCCATTTTAGGTAATATTCTACCTCATTTTCAGCCTCTTTTTGGCTAAAATCCATTGATTTTAGGGTAGAAATAAGGGTTTTTTTATTAATTATTTCACTTAAAACGGGTAAAATCTTCATATATATAAATAGTTTATTTAACCCTTTTTCTTATTTGGTTTAATTTCTACCTCATAAGGTCCAGTATTTGACTTATAATTGTCGTATTTCCAGATTAAAGTACAGTCTTCGTGGGTAATTACACGTTCAAATACCTTACGTTCTACTTGTTTTTTAACTTTCTTATCACTCATAGGGTACAAATATAGTAAATTTTATTTAAAAAAAGAAACCCCTCTTGCGGAGGGGAGTAAAAAGTTTATAAAATGTTTTATTATTCTACTGGTGCTTCTTCAGATTCACTTTCAGATCCGTGTTTTTTGTTGATAAATTTATCAACAGACCCAATTGCAAATGAACCAAGTACCAAAATCAAAAATGAATTAAAGATAAATTCATTAATTACTAATGGTAAACCCATAAAACCAGTAACGATGTCTGCACAAGCAAATAAACACATCATTAAAAAAGCAATAAACCCAACAACAGATTTTTCATTAATTGAGTTATTATCGCAGAATAGTTGTCTAAAAAAATTTTTCATAATATTTGTTTTTTAATAAATATTTTTATTTTTCACAAAAAACTGTTTACTTTAAAATTGTTTGTAATATATTGTTTGATTTTTAAAGAATAAAAAAAGGGACAGTAGCGAATTGTCCCTTTAACATTACCATAACCAGTAATGGTCCTAAGCAAAGTTTTTATTGTCCTTTAACTAAATTAATACATTGTTTAAGGTATTCTTTAGCTCTTGGTGATGGTGTATATTCGTCATCTTTTGTTTGTAGTGCTAAAACCCTCTCAATATCTTTAACTAATTCTGTTCCGTGTTCATTTTCTTTATATAACTCAACAATCTTATCCATCGCTTTATGGCATTCACCAGTTGTTTCGTCGTGATAGTTTTTATTTCTGAATCTATTAAGATTGTGCATCATATCATAAGCTAAATGTGCACCACCATCTTTAACGTCCTTAAAAAGTCTTATATTGTTTAGAATACCTAAAGTATCAACCATTGAATTAACACCCATTCTTCTTTTTGAGACACCAGGTGAATATTTTACAAATTCATCAGCTTGACCAACCATTTCATCAAGTGGAATCATATTATCTTCCATACATCTAGGTTTTGGTGGTTCTTTTTTCTTATTTTCTTTTTGTTCACCACCCATTTGAACATCGCCATTTTCTTTAATTACCTTTTCTATTAAAGCAACAAGCTCACTTTCTGTTAATTTTATTTTTTTCATATGAGGATTTTAAAATAAATATGTTTTATTTAATCAATTTTAATGTATTTATATTAATAAATATCTAAATAGTTGATTATGTTAGACAATATTATAAAAAGAGTTTTAAATGAAGAATTAAACCACCCTATGGTTCTTACGGAATCAGTGAGTATTTCTAAAAACCTTAAATACCATTTAGATAATAGAATACCGTTATCTGAAAATGTTTTTAGGATTTTTTCATCTTCATATTTTGAATTAATAAATGAAGTAAGAACCCTTTATAATAATGGTTTAATGGATGTTAACGATGAAGACTTATGGCTTGTTGAGAGTAATTTAGGTGAGTCGGTAACTCTTGATAATGGAAAAACAGTTTGGTTAGATGTTCCATTTGAAATAAAAGAAACAATTAGTGAAGCGGTACATAGAGGAAAGAAGGTAAAACTTGGAAGTCCTTTTAGAACACCAGGTGGGCCAAAGAAATTTGCTGTATATGTTAAAACACCAGGTGGTGGGGTTAAAAAAGTTACATTTGGAGACCCAAATTTAAGGGTTAAAAACGCGAATAAAAAAAGAGCAAAATCATTTAGAGCAAGACACAATTGTGATCAGAAAAAAGATAGAACTACAGCAGGATATTGGTCTTGTAATGTTGGGAGATATGCGAAAAAATTAGGTCTTAAATCATCCAGAAATTGGTAATACATTATGAAACCATACGAAAGATTCATTAACCGTAGATATGTAAAAATATTCAATCACTTTTTAAAAGAAGTTGTTGAAAAAAAATTTGAAAATAAATACCATCAAGATATTAAATTAAACTTATATGGTATAAAGATAAGACCAAATAGTAAAGCTTATAAATCAATACCTGCTGAAGAATTGTTAACACCACAAGCGACAGTTATTTTTTTTATTGATTCAGAAAACCCACAGCTTAACACTAGTGACTTTATTGAATCTCTACTATATCGCGAGGGTAGAACATTTTTAATGTTACAGGACTCTACTTGGTTTGACGAACCAAATAAATTCCAAATTAAATTTGTGTTTAATAAAAGACCTTTATATGACTTGGATTACAAATCTGATGATTCATTAAATGAAGAAGTTACACCATCTGAAAAAGCCGTTAAAAACATTTGTGATGCAAAAAAATTCTGTGAAGCGCAAGGGAAAATCACATTTGGACAATTAAGAGAAATTGTTACAAACGCAAAAGCAAAAAGACTATATCAACATATTGGTGAAGGAGGATATAAAGCAACACTAAGATTACTTCCTTGGTTTTTCCCACAATTAGCAATTGCTGGTTTTACTGGTTCTATACTAAGAGCATTTAATAAAATATTTAGACCTGGACTTGAAGAAACAACTGGATATAAGACATGGTGGGGTAAAACTATTATGACAATATTCAACCTTGTTGAGGGTGAATTAGGTATTGGTGATCCATTATCAAAAATATTTTTTATTTCAGATGGTCTTATGACTATGCTTGATGATAAACTAAAAGTTAAGTTTGCTAGATATATTGCTGAGATTGCATCTGAAAAACCAGATGATGAGGAAGTACCAGAATACTTTGTTGAAAACGAACTAAGAAAATATCTTAATGAAAAGTTTTTATTGGACCCACCATTAAGTCCAAAACAAATCAAAAAAGATGATGATTTACCATTTGAAGAAGTAAAAGAAAATGGAATCAAAACTAGATTGTTTAAAGAAAGTATTAATAGTGGCGAATTGAAATGGCACTTTGATAAGCAAGATAGAAAAGTCAAAGTTGTTAAATCTAATAACTGGATGTTACAGATGGATAACGACACCCCAAAAATATTAAAGGAAGGTCAAACAATATTTATACCAAAAGGTGTTTATCATAGAGTAATAAAGGGTAGTGGAGATTTAATTGTAAAAATTAAAGAATATTAAAATGACTAAAAGATTTATTATAACAGAGGGTGAAAGAAACCAAATAAAAAAACTTTATGGTTTGTTAACCGAACAAGAAAATACAACTGGTTGTACTTTTAGTGATGTTTATAAAAATACTTTAAGTGACTATAATGGGATAATGTCTAAATATGGTAATGACTTTAATAAAGTTTCTGAAATTTTAACAATTAAAGCAAAAGAAATATTACAGAATGTAAAAAATAAAGATCAAAATGAAAATCTTGAACTTAGGTCTGCTTGCCAAGTTGCTTTAAATACTATAAGACCAAATTACCAAGATAAACCTTGGTTAATAGTAGATCAGGTTAAAAATACAGTTTATTTTTTTGATAATGGTGGAACATATTTAACTGGGACTTTAGCAATTATGGGAAAAGACAAACCAACTAAAGAATTTGAAGATTGGTCTAAAATGAGTTATGATGAAAGAGTTAAATCCGGTCTTGGTGATCCAATATCAAGAGTCGGAGGTAGATTTGCACCTAGTGGTACGTTTAACGCCGGACCAGGACAAACATATAAACAATATACTGGTGCTGGAACACCAGAAGACCCAAAAAAAAATCTTTGGTCCTTTTTTGATGACTCTGGTAAAGAATTAGTTCCGGCAATACACGGAGTTAAAGATACTAAAGAAAGAATTGATGCTTTTAAGTGTGTAAATGGTACAACACTTACTAAAGATACTAATTTAGATTTATCTAGTGGTTGTATAAATTTACCAACAAGTTTTTTAGATAAATTAGATAATATGGGAATTGATATATCCAAATATAGAATTTTTAGTTTAGGTGATAAAGACTACTTAGTTAAAAATTCATCAAATGTTGACGATTCAAATATTACGTCCGCGTAACGTATTTAATAGTGTTTAAACAAGATAAATCACTAGGATTACCACCAGCATACGAAATCGCACTTTGTAAAGATTCCTCAACTTCAGTTAACTTATTAAAAATAGATTGATTTTTATATGGAATTAATTTTTTAATACCTTCAACCCTATTAGTTTTTCCAGATTGTGACGATGATGCACTACCCCAGAACTCTTTATATTTCTTGGATCCCTCTTCAATTAAACTACCCGGTGATTCATCATACCCAGCAAACATACCACCAACCATAACCATAGAAGCTCCTAAAACAAGACTTTTTGTAATATCACAATGTTCTTTTATTGACCCATCGGCAATAATTGGTTTTTTAGCAACTTTAACACATTTTTTAATCATTGATGCTTGCCAGCCACGATTACCAAAACCAGTTGAGTGATATGTAGTGCAAGCAGATCCCCCACCAATACCACATTTAACTGCGTCACAACCCCAAGACTCCAAATCAGTAACGGCTTCTGGCGTACAAACATTCCCACCAATTAAAAAGACATCTGGCATTTTATTTTTGATGTATTTAACCATTTTTTTCATTTTAATAGAATGACCGTGAGCAATATCAACTGTGATAAAGTTTGGTATTAAATCTTCTGAAACAAGTTTATCAATTAGTTTATACGAATCGTCGTTTACACCAACAGATATTGAAGAAATTAAATTATGTTCTTTCATATCCCTCACAAAAGAAACCTCATCAATATTAAATCTGTGTAATATATAAAAATATCCTTTTTTTGATAACTCAGTTGCTAACTTAACATCTATAATACTTTCCATATTTGCAGGAACAATAGGTAATTTAAAACTATAACCACCAAATACACAAGTTGTATCACAATCACTCCTACTCTCAACACGACTAAAATTTGGTAATAATGTTATGTTATCAAAATCAAATACTTTTTTCATCCTCGTTATTTTTTTCTATTAATTTTGCAATTCTATTTTTTCCTTTTTCACCAATTGGAATTGGGTTACCTTCTTCATCGATATGAACAAATTTTATATTCGTTCTTAAAACTATAACTTGTTTTCCTGTATATACATTATGTGCTCTAGCCTCCATATATAATGTTACTGATGTGTGACCAACATATGCTGGTTGTCCATAAATTTTAAGTAATTGACTTTCTCTTGCCGGTTTTTCAAAGTTACATTTATCGATAGATACCGTAACCATTCTTGGTGTATCACATAACTGCATTGCATACCCAGCGGCTGAAGCGTCAATCCAGGCAAGTAATTTACCACCGAATAAATTTCCGTGGAAACCTAAGTCTGATTTTTTAATTGGGTGTGAATTTAATAGTTCCATTTATTTATTTTATTAAAAATTAGATATATTTTAATTTATAGTCAAATAAAGTATTTATTATTATGAGATTTAGAAATTTAATTTTGGAAGACGGTAGAAGAAGGGATGTTATTCGTGCTGTTGTTAAAGATATTATAAAATTATATAAGGATGAAGACGAAGGTGAGTTTTATCTTCCTAATTATTATGATGATGAAAACGATTTTTATGAGTTTCCAAATTTAGGAGAAGCTTTTGTTGTGGAAGTTGTATTAGAACAAAATGAAGATTTAGAAAGTTTTAAGGTAAATGCCGATTACTACCAGAATGATGATGTAATTGGTGTAACAATTGAATATAACCCAAATAATAAAACAAGAATGACCTATGATTTGGTTGGCGAATTAAATGAGGTTATTGCTCACGAAATAAGACATATTGACCAAAAAGTAAAAGGTACTTTTAATTTGGATGGTCCAGAAGAAAAAGATCCATATAAATATTACACACAACCACACGAACTTGACGCTCAAGTCTTTGGTTTTAAACGACTTGCAAAAATAACAAAAACACCAATGGATGTTGTTGTTAAAAGGTGGTTTAAAACACACGGTGATGTACATAGATTAACTGATGAACAAGCACAAGATGTTATAAGTAAAATATTAAATTATAAAAAATGAGAGTTCCACAAAAATATACCGCAAAAGTTGATAAAATAAAAAATATTATTTTATCAAGGTCTGGTTTAATATCAGAATATGGTATGAATAATGTAAAAATAGAAGTTGATGAATTTTATGAAAGTGAAACTGAAGGCGTAACAGATTTAGTATTTAGTATAACTTTAACTGATATATATTGTGATGAATGTGATTTTGAACCGAAAAATATTGGTAACATAATTTTGGAACTAAAGGATAAAATAGAAAAGGCTAGTAATTTTTATATGTCAGAAAATTTAGATTTAAAAAGTAGTTCAACTTCACTTAGAGGTGTGTTATTTTATGAATCTAAAATTTGGAGGGATACTTTTGAGAACTTAACCTTTGGTATATTTTACGACCCAGGAAAAACTTATTAAGGTTTAAATCTTTTTACAATTTCTAACATTAATCTTTTTGCGAAATTACCACCAAAACTAACAACTAAAAAAGCAACACTTCTCTCAATAATTTCTTTAACGTCAACTTGACTTCCAGATTGTGCCGCTTCATATAATTCAGGTAATATCGGAATTAAAAATGTGTAAGCTAACATATTTGATATTTTAGCTGTTGGAATTGCTAAACTATCAATGAAAGATAGGAATGTATTTTTTAATTTATTTGCGACTTTTAATGCGCTATCAAATTCAAAAACAAGTTCTTTTTCTTTTATCTTATTTAAAACTTTACCTAACATTTCTTTATTTGAATGGTAGTATGTTAAAATTATACCGGTTGATATTAATGCTAAGTCGGTAGATGACATTTCTGGAAAATTACCTTCAATAAAATCTGAAACTGGCTTTACAAAACCTGCAATAGTTACACCCCAGGTTGTTAGAAAGTTTAAATCCAAACCAACTTGATTTTTTGTTTCTTCACTAACTTTTTTAAAAAAAGATTTTAGGTCTTTTAGTTTACCTAATAGACTATTTTGTCTTTCTTCTAATAAAATTTTTTTATATTGAGATTCTGATATTATTATCTTCATAACAAATAAATATTTCGCTATATTTATATTTGTATGGCAAAGAGAATTAAATATTTAAAAAACGCACCACTTGAGGTTGGTGACGAAGTTGTTTGTGTTAATATGGACGACCAATTTTCAGCGGTAAAAGCGGGAACAACTGGTACTGTTAAATCAGTAAGTGAAGTAATGGGTAGTAAAATTTACTATGTTAGATGGGATAGCGGATCAAGTTTGGCACTTCTTGATGGTGTTGACCAATGGAGAAAGGTTGAAAAAGAAGGTGATGACGAAGAAACACTAAATGAGGGTTTTATGTTTTTTACCACAAAAAGAGCAATAATAAAAGAAATAAAAAAATAATTATGGCACAATACTTTTTCAAAATGTCTCAAGCAGAAAAAAATGACATTTTAGATAAACATAAAACAATTTATGATGGTTATGTAACACAATATGGTCAACAACCAAATACACAACCTTTATATGTACAAGACTTTGCAAGTGATAAAGGTGGTATTACTGTAAACAACAAAGGTGAAGTTATGCCATACACAAATATGAATATCAATGAAGATATTGATAGACACGATAGAATTGGTGACGGATCAATGGATTTAAAAAACGGAACTGTTGATTTATCTGGCGAATTTGATAATTTAAATAATGATGATGAGTACGTATCACTTGGTTTGCATAATGATGAAGATGGTTATAAAAATTTAAGTATGTACAACCCTTATTATGGTGATAATGAAGAAGATGATGATGATTCATTGGATATTGTAATTGACATTGATGAGTTAGATGAGGAGTTTGAATACGATATTGATAGAGATTTCTCTGAAGATTTAACAGGGCCAATGAATTACGAAGTTACTAGTTTTAAAGATGAAGTTGATGATGAAGAACTACCTGATTTTATGGAAAAATTAAACGAATCACTTGATATGTTTAAAAGATTTAAGAAATATAACTAAAATGGAAATACAAGAAATTGTTTCTTACTACTTATACGAAGATACAAAAAGGGTTGAGGTTTCTTTTAGACTTACAACCGATTCTGAAGATGAAATTAGAAATGATGTTATTAACTTGGACGAATCAAAAGAGTTTGGTTACAATTTAATACAAGAAAGTACAGATTTTTTTAATTTTGATGATGATGATTTTGACGAAGACAATTCAGATTTCCAAACAATAGATGAAGACATATTACTTTCTTTTTTAAATGAATATTATATTGTTTATACAGACAAATTACCAAAAGTTGAGGTAATATAAAAAAGTCCGTAATTTCTTACGGACCAACTCTTGTTAAAAACAATGTTATTGATTCATTTGGTCCAGATGAACCGTAAGCCCACTGTCCTGTTGAACGTAAAACCAAGGTTTCAGCGCCGTCCTCAATTATATTAAAAACTTTTCTTGTTCCTTCATATTCAACAATTAAATTACCAAG